CATCGAGGCAGCCGAGGCCGAAGGCCGCAGCGACCTCACCGAGGACGAGACCAGCAAGTTCGACGCTGCGCGCGCCGAGCTGCGTGGGATCGACGAGAAGCTCGAGGACCTGCAGGCCCGTGAGGGTGAGCTGGTCGAGCTCGAGGACCGCAACGCGAAGGCCGCCGAGGCGCGCAAGTCGCTGGGCGTGCCGACCGTGCGTGTCGGTCGCGAGGAGCCGACCTACCGGGCCGGTGGCGAGCACTCGTTCCTGCAGGACGCCTTCCGGGCGCAGTTCACCAAGGACGCCGACGCCGCCGAGCGTGTCGAGCGGGCCCGTCGTGAGGCGCTCGCTGAGTACCGGTCGACGACCGGGAACTACGGCGCGCTCGTCGTGCCGCAGTACCTCACGGCGCTCTACGCCGCGAACCTGGAGTCGGGTCGGCCGTTCCTCTCGAACGTGACGAGCCTGCCGCTCCCGGACGCCGGCATGTCGCTGGAGATCCCCCGTGGCACCACCTCGACGAGCGTGGCCGCACAGGCGACGCAGAACACCGGCGTGTCGAACACCACGATGGTGACCGACACCCTGAGCGTGCCCGTCCGTACGTTCGCCGGTCAGCAGGTCGTGTCCCGCCAGGCCGTCGAGCGTGGCACCGGCATCGCCGACATCATCCTCGCCGACCTGTTCGCCGAGTACGCCACCAAGACGAACGTCTCGGCGATCTCCGGTGACGGCACCGCTGGTGGACACTGGGGCATCCTGAACACGACGTCGGTGCAGACCGCTGCGTGGACGGGGACGACCGGTGCGTCGCTCATCTCGGCGCTGCACAACGCGATCGGCAAGGTCAACACCAGCCGCTTCGCCGCTGCGGACCTCATCGTGATGCACCCGCGCCGGTGGGCGTGGCTCTGCGCCGCCTCGGACACCTCGCAGCGTCCGTTCGTGCAGATCGACGGTCCGGGCTTCAACGCCTACGGCAACGGTGTGGCCGCCGGCTACGGCGTCGTCGGTTCGGTCGTCGGCATCCCGGTCGTCACCGACGCCGGCATCCCGACCAACCTCGGTGCGAGCACCGACGAGGACCGGATCATCGTCACCCGTCGCGCCGACGTGCTCCACATGGAGGACGCCTCGGCTCCGGTCGGCCTCACCTTCGAGGAGGTCCTCGGGGACCAGCTGTCGGTCCGCATGGTGACCTACGGGTTCTCGGCGTTCACCGCCGGCCGCTACCCGGTGGCCACCTGCAACCTGCAGGGCACCGGCTTCAAGCAGGTCCTCTCCTGACCCTCTGAGGTCACGTGAAGTCGGAGGGTCGGTGACGGTGCGACAGCGTCGCCGACCCTCCTCTCCTGTCGCTCCACTGTCGCGGAGGTTCAATGCACGACGACCATCCCGGTCGCGTGCTGATGGCGTTCCCGTCCACCGGGCACGACATCAGCACCAGGTTCCTCCGCAGCTACGTCGAACTCGAAGCGTTCGACCGTCAGCGCAGCGTCGAGGTGTGGGAGGCGATCGGCGCCCCCGACGCCCCCACACCGCTCGACCTGCGTCTGCTGTGGAACTACGTCGCCATCGAGGCGTCCGGCAATCTCGCCAAGGCTCGCAACACGCTGGTCGTCGAGTTCCTCGACAACCATCCCGAGTGCGACTGGTTGTGGTTCTGCGACACCGACATGACGTTCAGCTACGACACGTTGCATCGCCTGGTCGCTCGGGCCGTCGAGTGCGACGTGAAGATCCTCGGCGCCTTGTGCGTGATCGTCACGGCCGAGGGTGCGGTCCCGACGTTGTTCATCGACGACGACGAAGCCGTCACCCGAGTGATGCTCGACTACCCAGACAACGAGGTCGCTCAGCTCGCCGCAACCGGCACCGGTTGCCTGCTGGTGCATCGCACCGTCCTCGAGGACATGCGCGTCGCCGCCGGCGGTTCCCCGAACGCATGGTTCGGCTACGACATCCATCACACCGACGCAGGCGAATGGGTCCTCGGTGAGGACATCTCATTCTGTCTGCGGGCCCGTGCTGCTGGCCATCTGACGTATGTCGACACGACATGCCAGGTCGGCCACCACAAGGGCCCGAAGGTGTGGGTGCCTGAGCATGTGCGCTCACATCCGGTGCCGTCCGACTACTTCATGGGTGACGGCGGAACTCGCCGGGATACGGCGTCGTGAACGTCGGCCCGGACGCCGGACGGTATCTGATCGCCGGTCGTGGCGATCCGGTGGCGTTCCCGTTCAATCTGAGGTGGCTGTTGCCGACGGTGTGTCGCACGTCGATGCGCCGCTGGTGGTTCGTGTGGACGGCCAGCTGGCCGCTCCTCGCTGCTGGTGCCGCCGTGTGGGCCTTCCAGATGGGGGCGACATGGTGGGAGGGGGCCGCTGTGGCGGCCCTCCTGACGGCCCTTCCGGGTGTCCTGCAGCCGTCGTCGACGCATCCGGTGGGTGTTGATCTGCCGGCGATGGCGGTGGCGATCTGGGCGGCTGCGGCGTTCGCTGCCGGCTGGTGGCCTGCAGCGGTCGTGCTCGTCCTGGTGGCGGCCTCGATCAAGGAACACGCACCGATCTGGGTGGCGTTGTGGGCGTGGACGCCGTGGGCGCTCGTCGGCCTCGTCGCCGTCGCCGTCGTGTGGCTGGTCCGCCGTCCTGCGATCGACGAGGTGACGGCGATCCCGCTGTTGCGTCGAGTGCACGATCATCCGATCCGTTCGGCGTTCGAGCATCACCGCCGTCACGGCTACCGCAACGCCTGGTTCATGGTCGCCCCGTGGGGAGTGACGTTGGCGGCGCTGCTCGCCCCGTCGCCGCAGCTGGTCGTCACGGTGGTCGTCGCGTATGCGGCGCTGCTGGTGGCGACGGACACGGTGCGGGTGTATCAGCCGATCGCCGGACCGGTCGTCTGCCTGATCGCAGTGAGTGTGATCCCGACGGTGTGGCTGTTGCCGGCGGTCGTGTTCGCTGCGGTGTGGTGGCGGGACCCGGTGACCGGATGAGTTCGCTGACGGTGGTGATCGCCACCACGGGCCGTGACACGTTGGAGCGGGCGTACCGTTCGGCGCTGCACGCAGCCGACGATGTGATCATCGTCGCCGACGGCTGCCCGGATCTGGTCCACGCCGACCTGCATGTCGACCTCGGCTGTCCCGGTCTGGTCCGCAACGCTGCGGCCCCGCTGGTGCGTTCGACGCACGTCGGGTTCCTCGACGACGACGACGTGCTGATCCCTGACGTCTACCGCCGGGTCGCCCTCGAGGTGCATCCGGCGGCGGCGATGGTGATCCACACGATGTTGCATCCCGAACTCGGACCGGTTCCGAGGCCCGGCCAGCCGATCACGCTCGGCAACGTCGGGATCAGTTTCACCTGTCAGACGTCGCTGTGGCGTGACCGGCCGTTCATCGCCGGTCCGCACCGCAACCAGATCAACGGAACGATGCGCGGCGAGGACTTCGAGCTCGTCCGCCGGTTCCAGGACCACGGCCTGCCGGTCGCCCTGTCGCCCGAGTTCGCCTACGTCGTACGCCCCGAGGAGCACCGATGGCCATCGTGAACGGCTACCTCACCATCGACGAGGCCGTGTCGTACATCGGCGTCAACGAGACGCGTGACACGACCGAGCTCGAGGACGTCGTCACGTCGGTGTCCCGTCTGATCGACCGCTACTGCGGCCGCCAGTTCTTCCAGTCGACCGCCACGGCCCGCACGTTCGACAGCCTCGACGGTGTCCACGTCGAGTTCGGCCCGTTCAACGATCTCGTGTCCGCAACGACGTTGGCGTACGACTCGAACGACGACGGCACCTACGAGTCGACCGTGTCGGCGTCCGGCTACCAGCTGCTGCCGACAACGAACACGGCGCCGATCACTGAGCCGTACTCGGCGTTGAAGCTCATCAACGGTTCAACGTTCCCGTATTCGCCCGCAGCGTCCGGCCGTGTCGGCCTCATTCGCATCACCGGCACCTGGGGGTGGGCTGCGGTGCCCGCCGAGGTGAAGCAGGCGGCACGCCTGATGGTAAGTGAGGTCGCCAAGTTGCAGGACGCCCCGCTGGGTGTCGCAGGTTTCGGCGAGTTCGGCGTCACTCGAGTGTCCCGTTACATGCCGGCCCGTGCGGTGCAGCTGCTCGCCCCGTTCCGTCACCCGCTGAACGTCGGGCTGGCCTGATGGCCGCGACGCTCGGCGAACTGCGCACCGCTCTCGTCGACACGCTGTCGGACGCGCTGCCCGGCTGGAACGTATACCGCCTGCCGCCGGATGCGATCGACGCCCCGGCGGTCATGCTGACCGGTTTCGAGATCACCCCGATGACGTTCGCGCAGCGGACCGACAGTGTCGCCGTTGAGCTGACCGTCGCCGTGTCCCGCCGGCATGTCGACAAGATCGACGAGCTCGACGAGCTGCTGTCCCCGACGGGCGATCGTTCGTTGTGGACGCTGTTCGACGCTGACGCCACCCTCGGCGGTGTCGTCGGGTATGCGATCGTCCAGTCGGTCGGCGACTACCGGCAGGTGATGGTGAACGACGTCGGGTTCTACGCGGCGTCGGTGCAGCTGTCGGTGATGCTGTGACCGCCAAGTTGAAGTCAACGAAGCAGCTCGTCGGCCAGTTCCAGGCGTCGGCCATGGATGTCCGCAAGGACAACAAGAAGGCGATCGGTGACGCCGCCCAGGTCGTCAAGAAGATCGGTCTCGTCGAGCTGGGCCGTGCAACCGGCGGCGACGGACGTCTGTCCCATTGGGGTTGGAGTCCTCGGACGAAGCGATACCGGGCCCCGCAGATGGGCATCGGCTACAAGGTCGTCGGCCAGGTCGACGCCGTCGCGTACATCAGGGCCCGCCCGTACGGTCTGTGGCGGTTCCTCGAGTCGGGGTCCCGGCCGTACACGATTCTGGCCCGCAAGAAGTCCCGCCGGCAGAACGCCAAGCGGGGCGCGTTGAGCTTCAACGGTGCGTTCCGCGAACGGGTGTTCCATCCGGCGCAACGCCCGAAGCGCACGTGGTCGCGCACGATTGACCGGTCGCGTGGCCCGGCGTTGGAGATGTACCGCCGCCGGATGCTGTCGACAACCCTCGACCGTTTCCACTGATGCGGGCGATTGTCGTCGGGCCGCTGGCCGCCTACTCGATCGCCGACGTCGCCCACGGTTGGGTCGACGGGCTGCGCGACTGCGGGGTCGACACCGCCTACTTCGATCTGTCCGCCCAGCTCGGCTACTTCCGCATCGCCGAAGTGAACGGTCAGAAGATGACCGAGGATCAGGCGAAGCGGGCGGTGAGCCTCAACCTGTTGGGCGAGTGTTACGCGTTGCAGCCGGACGTCGTGTTCATCGTGACCGGCCACGACGTCGACTGGCCGATGGTGTCGAGGATCCGCTGCAAGACGGTGCTGATCCTCACCGAGTGCCCGTACGAGCTCGAAGGGCAGGCGCACGCTGCGGCGGCGATCGACCCGGATCTGATCCTCGTGAACGACCCGGTCGGCGCCGAGGTGTACGAGCAGTTCGCCCCGACGTTCTACGTGCCGCACGCCTACCGGCCGCAGGTGCATCACGTCGACGGCCGACGCCGCGACATCGACTGCATCTTCGTGGGGACCGGGTTCCCGAACCGGATCGACTGGCTGTCCCGTGCCGACTGGACCGGCATCGACCTGCGGTTGGGTGGCTTGTGGACGGTTGACGACGACAGCCCGCTGGCCCCGTTCGTGATGCGGTCATCTGACGAGGACTGCATCGACAACGCGTTGACCGCCGACCTGTACCGGTCGTCGTTGTGCGGGTTCAACGTGTACCGCACCGACAGCTACGGGGAGCATTCGCACGCCGACGGGTGGGCGGTCGGGCCACGTGAGGTCGAGCTGGCCGCCTGTGGCGTCTGGTTCGCCCGTGACGCTCGAGGTGAGAGCGACGAGCTGTTCCCGATGTTGCCGTCGTTCACGTCGCCGGAGGAGCTCGCCGACCAGGTCCGCTGGGCGTTGAGTCACCCGGCAGAACGCGACGCCGCCGCTGCGGCGGCTCGTGCTGCGGTCGCTGACCGCACGTTTGTCAACAACGCCGGTCGGGCGCTCGCCCGTCTCGGTTTCTGATCCCTACAACCAAGGAGGCCCTCGTGGCTACCAACGCAATCCACGGGCGCTTCGGGGCGCTCTACGTCGACCAGTCGGCTGCAGCCAACGGGTCACCGTCTCAGCTGGGCAACCTGTCCGACTGGAACATC